ATCAAACAGAAGTGTGATAGTTATTCCTTTGTACGAATAAAAAAAGATTTGACAGTAGGTTGGTACTTAGGTAAAATCGACAAACTTCATTTTTTTAATGAAGCGAAGTTCCTTGAAAAGGGAACGGTTGATCCTGTTAACAAATACAAGGTCAAAGCATCATGCTTCAACTGCCCTATAAGTGTACTACAATAGACATTGAGACTGATGGTCTTGATGCTACTAAAATTTGGGTTGTTGTTTGTCAAGATATCAATACTAAAAAGATTAGAATATTTCAAGATAACACCAACCTAAAAAGATATCTGGTGCAATACGAAAAGATTATAGGGCATAACGTGTTATCATTCGATGTTCCTATATTAAATGAACTGTGGACTATGGATATTAGTATGGAAAAAGTAGTTGATACCCTTATAATTTCTCAATTATTCAGCCCTAATAGAGAAAAAGGACATTCTCTTGCTGCATGGGGGCATCGATTAGGAATGGAGAAAGGTGAATTTAACGACTTCTCTTCTCTGTCTAGAGAGATGGTGGACTATTGTATACAAGATGCCAAGATTACTACAAGAGTATACGAATACCTTATGACTAAAGAGAAAAAGGATTTTTCTGATACTAGTATTATTTTAGAGCATAAGATAAGGGATGTTATAAATAAACAACAAAAGCACGGTTTCTATTTAGATGTAAAGAAAGCGCATATGCTCATGGTAGAAACTAAGAGCAAAGCAAAAGAAATAGAAGAAGAGATTCTTGTTTCTATGCAAGCAAAGGTTAAGTTTGTCAAGCATGTAGTGCCAAAGATTAAGAAGAATGGAGAAATATCTAGTGTTGGTATTAAACAAATACCTAATTATGAAACCGTTGTGGAAGGTGAGTTTAGTTCTATTGAATTTCAGCCGTTTAATCTTGCTTCTCCGCAACAGATTATCGAAAGGATGCAAGAGTACGGTTGGAAGCCTATTGAGTTTACTCCTAAAGGTAATCCTAAAGTCAGTGAACGCAATCTTAGTACTGTATCTCCTAATGCACCAAAAGCTCTACAGAAATTAGCAGAATGGAAAATGCTGGAAACAAGATGGAAGACAGTAGAAGCGTGGCTGGAGGCTGTTGATACAGATAGCCGTGTTCATGGTAAAGTAAGAACTATGGGTGCGATAACAGGACGTATGACGCATTCAGAGCCAAACATGGCTAATGTAGTTGCATCATATAAGCCTTACGGTAAAGAGTGTAGAGACTGTTGGACAGTAGCAGATACAAACAACTATGCGCTAGTAGGTGTTGATGCAAAAGGATTAGAATTGAGGATGCTGGCACATTATATGAATGATAAAGAGTTTACGGATGCTGTTGTTAGTGGTGATCCACATACTCTAAATCAAAAGGCAGCAGGGCTGCCAACTAGAGAAGCTGCTAAGACATTTATTTATGCACTGTGTTATGGTGCTGGTTCACAAAAGATAGGGAATATTATAGGAGGAAGTTCCCGCGAAGGAGAAAAGCTGAAACAAAAATTCTTCAAGAACATGCCTAAATTAGGTAACTTAATAAAGAAGGCACAACTGTATTCTCGTCGCGGTTATGTTAGAGGCGTTGATGGTAGGCGCTTGTTGGTTAGATCATCTCATGCTAGTCTAAATACCTTACTACAAGGGGCTGGTGCGATCTGTTGCAAGCAGTGGAGCATCTTACTGGATGATAAGATAGAGCAATTGCAGTTGGATGCTCACCTTGTTAATACCATTCACGATGAGCAACAATACGAATGTCATAAAAAAGATGTTGACAAGCTCTGTGAAATAGCGGATACTACAATGCAACAAGTAGGAGTTGATTTTAATATGAATATTATCCTTAATGCTGATGCAAAAGTAGGCACAACGTGGGCCGAAACACATTAGAAAAAAAAGTTAGATTAGGGGTTGACTTTTAGTATGAAAGTGCTTATGTTGAGTAAGATGACGAGTTTAACGAAACTGAGGAGATAGCGAATGGCTAGAGAAACTACGATGTTAGCTGGTAAAGCGTATTGGACAAAGTTAAATACACCTGATAAAATGTCTGAAAAGTATCAGATGGATATCTGCAATTTATCTGAAGAAACTATTCAGAAACTAAAAGAACATGGTGTAAAGCCTAAAAATAAGGAAGATGATAGGGAGTGGTTTATCACCGCAAAGTCAAAGTTTGAGGTTCCTATCATTAATAATGATAAGGAGGGTATGGACGGAACCTTAATCGGAAACGGCTCTGCTGTTAAAGTTAAGATAACCTTTAATAAGGATCATCCTTTGATATCTGAGTTTGGTACTTCCATGTACCTTAATAAGGTGATGGTAACCAATCTTATTCCTTATGGCAACGACGATGACTTTGATGATGTAGAAGGAGTGAATGAAGGAGTAGAAGGAGATGAAGCACCCTTCTAAGTGAAGGTATGAACGATGGGTTTGATCTGTGATAAGTATAAAATGATAATTGCACGGGATCAATGGTATAGTGGGCGAGGGCGCTGGGCAGCTATACAAATATCAAAATAGGAGATAAGAATGCAGATTGAAAATTTAGTTGATGACATATACACTGTTCTAGAAGATGAGCATAAGGTATCTGAAGAGAACCTTAAATCCTTTCTAGAAGGGGTGTCTAATATTATCACCGCGCATATAGAACAGCCTCGACACAGTAATAAGACTACTTTGAGAATGTCTTCTATTGGTAAGAAGGACAGGCGCTTATGGCTGGACATAAAATATCCACAAGAGCAAGCTCTTCCATCAGGGCCAGTACTTATGAAGTTTTTGTACGGGTCTTTGATAGAGGAGGTTCTTCTGCTTCTAGCAAAGGAAGCAGGACATGCTGTTACTGATGCACAAAAGAAGGTAACTATTTCTGGTGTCGATGGACATATGGATTGTAAGATTGATACTGAAATAGTGGATGTAAAAACAGCTAGTGATTTTTCCTTTAAGAAATTCAAAGATGGTACTCTTTTCAACAAGGATAGCTTTGGTTATCTGGGTCAATTGAGTGGCTATATGGAAGCGGAAGGGGCTGAAAGAGCGCACTTCCTCGTTATGAACAAGGTTACCGGGGAGCTTCTTCTTTTTACAGTAGATGATATAGATACAATCAATGTAGAAAAGAGGGTAGAGCATTTAAGAAGTATTCTAAATTCAGATGAGATACCTTCTATTTGTTATGACCCTATCCCTGAAGGAAAATCAGGGAACATGAAACTATCTATGGATTGTTCTTACTGTCCACATAAGTTAGCATGTTTTCCAGATGTTAGAGTATTTAAATACAGTCAAAAGAGAGTGTACCTTACAGAGGTTAAAAAAGAACCTCTTGTCGAGGAGATTACGCATACACTAAAGGAATTTAAGAATGAATGAGGAGGATTTTGATGACCTAATGGAAACGGTAGATGAATTAATAACTAGAATAAACGATCTTACTGTTGCAATCGAAAAGCTAACATCTGTTATGGATTTTATGCCTAATAGTGGTTTTAGTGTAGGAGAATATGATTGATGGTTGAACAAGCTAAGAGCAAGGTCATTCGCCGTGAAGCTTGTCCTGAATGTGGAAGTAGAGATAATGTAGCAGTGTATGATGATGGTGGAAAACACTGCTATGGTGCTTCATGTACTTATCGTGTACATTCTAACAGCGGGAACATTATTGAAATAGAAAGGAAGCCTTCTCCTATGCAAACAACAGGTACTCTTAGTGGAATAGCGGATCGAAAGATATCTTTAGATACCTGTAAATTTTATGGTGTAAAGGTTACACAAGAACCTGTCAAGCATATCTATCCATACTACAGTGAAACAGGAGAGCTTCTTGCCAATAAGATTAGGAATGTTGCAACCAAATCCTTTCATTCTGAAGGAGATATAAAAGGCAGTCTTCTATTTGGTCAGAATAAGTTTGGAAACGGAGGAAATTTTATAACTCTTTGTGAAGGAGAGATTGATGCCTTATCTGCCTACGAGATGTTAGGTAGCAAATGGCCGGTAGTCTCCATAAAAAATGGTTCACAATCTGTTAAGATGGATATCGCTAATAAACATATCTATGATTTCCTAATGTCTCACGACACCATTATTATTTGTTTTGATAATGATGATGCAGGGAAAGCCGCTGCTATTAAAGCGGCTGAAGTGTTAGCACCGAAAGCCAAAATTGTGCCGATGCAATACAAAGATGCTAATGAGTACCTGTGTTTAGGAAAGAAGAAAGAGTTTGTTAGACATTGGTGGGATGCTAAACAATATACGCCAGAAAACATTATATCCGGCAAAGAACTTTGGAAAGTGGTCAATGAGAAAGCGATAGAATCTGAAGTGCATTATCCCTTTGAGGGGATAGAGAAGTTAACTTATGGTATTAGAATGGGTGAACTCATAACCATAACGGCAGGTTCTGGATTAGGTAAGAGCCAGTTTGTTAGAGAGCTTGTGTATCACTCTTTAAAAAACACCCAACATAATATGGGGCTAATGTTTCTAGAGGAGAGTGTAAAGAGAAGCGGACTAGGTATCATGTCTTTAGCTGCTAACAAAGCTTTACACATTGGTGAGGTATTTAAGAATACTACTGAAAAGGAAAGAAAAGAAGCTTTTGATGAAACATTAGGTACAGGTAGGGTCTTTTTCTTTGATCATTTTGGGTCTAATTCAATTGAGGCTATACTTCATTGTGTTAGGTTTTTTGCTAACGCACTGGATTGTAAGTTTATCGTTTTAGATCATGTTAGTATTGTTCTTTCAGATCAACAGCAAGGAGATGAAAGAAAAGCTATCGATGAGATTATGACTAAGTTGAGAATGCTTGTGCAGGAACTAAATATTTCCTTGATATTGGTGTCTCACCTTAAAAGACCTTCCTCTGCTGGACATGAAGAAGGGGCTGTTACCTCGTTATCTCAATTGAGAGGGTCTAGCAGTATTGGACAACTATCCGATATCGTATTAGGCTTAGAGAGAAATGGTCAGCATGAGGATGAAATAGAGAGGCATACAACAACAGTGAGGGTAATTAAGAATAGATTTAGTGGATTAACTGGCCCTGCTTGTAGACTTCTCTACTCTGTTGAAACTGGAAGAATGACTGAAAGAGAAGAGTTTGAGGAGATAGAATGATCATACTTCAATCAATTATAAAAAGTATGGACGTGAGTATCAACAAGGATGTTTTCTATCTTGTTACAGGAAATGATAAACAAGAGGGTATTTGTTTTTATGGTGAGAATGTTCTAAACATTAGAATGAAGAAAGCATTTGGTTCCTCTGATGCATCTTTCTGGCTTGATGATATGTTCAAAGCCAACGTGATGAAGTTTGATGAAGATATAAAGGCTACTAAAGAGTTGTTAAATAGAGGGGCTACCATCATATATTCTCCTGCTTCGTTAGGAGAAGACCTCTTTAAAATGAAAGATACTTGTCCTAAAACTACAGAATATATGGAAGACAAATTAAGTGATCTTCTATACAATAATCCGACTAGAGGAAAACAATGACAACCATTAGATCAAGAAAAGCAAAAGGTAGAAATTTGCAAAATTTAGTTGTGGCTAAATTGCTGGAGAAAGCACCAGAACTAGAGTTGGAGGATATTAAAGGAGCTATTATGGGTGAACAAGGGGTTGATATTAAATTGTCTCCTCGCGCACATTTAAAATATCCTCTAAAGATTGAATGCAAAAACCAAGAAAAATTTAAAGGGATTTATGATATATATTCGCAAGCGGAAGGGCATAAAGGAAAAGGAGAGCCGGTTGTTATTCTAAAAATGAATAAGAAAAGACCTCTTGTCCTAATAGATTTAGATTTTTTTATTGACTTTTACAAAGGGGGTTAGTATAATGTTTAAGAAATGGAATGGCGAGTTGGATGAGGAAGAGCTTTCTGTTTTGCATGAAGGCAGACAGTATGTAGTCTTCTATCCTTCTCCAGAAGATGAAACAACCTTTTCTGTAAAGGTAGTAGATACAACGGAAGCAAGCGAGGAATATAATGAAGAGTTTCCTAATGTATCTGTGGTAGTGGTAAAAGGGATCATGCATATGTTAGATTTTGAATTAGAGTATTTGGTGGAGAGGGGCGTGGAATTTATGCAGGGTGAAGTTGCTTCTGTTCAAAAGGATAAGTTTAAAAATTCAGACAATGTAATTGTTTTTTCTCCTAAAACCAGAAAAGATCAGTAGAGAAGGGATAGCAATGAGACAAGCGGAATTAAAATATAAAGAGGATGAATGGAACGAGGTTCATAATCCTGCTCATTATAACAAAACAGGTATTGAAACTATTGATCTTATTCGCAAATGGATGGAACCAGATGAGTATAAAGGATACTTGAAAGGCAATATCATAAAATACATGAGTAGGTATAAATACAAAAAAGAAGAGGAGCCTTTAACAGATGTGTTGAAAGCACAGTGGTATTTGGAAAAGCTTATAGAAGAATTGAGGGATGAGGAGAACGATGATGTTTCCTGTTGAGGAAATGCAATATACCTTTTGGTCTAAAAAAGTAGATCATTTCATTAGTATGTTTGAATATGGAAAGGATACTCCAGAACAGTTTAAGAACAACATGATGTTGATGGGGTTTACTGAAGAGAATATTCAACAAGCTCTTTTTGAGGAGGAAGAAAATGAATAAAAAATTTATTATTATAGCGATAGTTGCTCCACTTGTTTTAATAAGCGGGGTAGCAGGGAGTGTTTATTTTTCTAGTGAGTGTAAATATAATCCATTCACAGGAGCTTTTGTTGTTGATGGAGAGGAGTATGCTCATGGCACAATGAAAGATGCGTGGGCATGTGCGCTAGAAGGGGGATTACCTCAATCCGTTATCTCCAGATTAGGGAAGTATGGTGATGCTGAGACAAGAGCAGAAGCCGAAAAGATTACCAACAAGGATAAAGAGATTAAGCAACAAAAATCAGAGAAGTAGAAGGATAGAATGATGATGGGTA